TCACCGCAAAGCTTGGGCGATTATCAACGCGAGAGCCATGATCGTGATCCACGGCCAGGGCGTTGCCCAGGGCGACCGCACCTTCAACTGTTCAAGCTGGGCAATCGCCATCTGAACGCTGGCCTGCTGAAAGTGCAGATCCTTGAGGGCCGCTTTCATCACGTCGGTCTCGACGTAAGTCGAGGCATCGTCGGCCAGCAGCTCGACTTCCTCAAGCAACCGAAGCACCTCCCGCAGTCGGGGAACTGCGCTCGGATCAGGCGTGCCGAGCTTGGCGATCGCCTCTTGATGCTTGCGCTTGGCCAGCGTCAGCATCTGGCTGATGTGTTCGACAGCAGCATCAGGCAGGTCAGGATCAGCAGCGTCCATGGAGCACTCTTACCCCATCTTGGCGGCAGGAATATCTCCCCACCGAGTCGTAAAGCTGGGTGACAGGTTTTCTTGCCGCATTCGCCATTCGCCGCCCTTGTGGGCCAGCCCCAGTCGAGCCTTGCCGCGACCGAAACGGGAGTTGATCTCGTCCAGCGCCGCCATCAGTCCGTCAGGCCGCTCAATCACGTCAAACAGCGACGCAGGCACCGAGGCAGGATCACCGAGGTCGAGAAGCAAAACTCCGGCCTTCCTCCAGCCATACCCATCGTGCCAGATGCGATCGAAGATTCGCAGGACGGCATCGGTGATGACGCGGGTGTCGTTGGTAGGGCGCTGGAATGTAGTGGAACCAGACACTGACTTCTGCGCGGCGTTCTGGTCGAATGGGTCGGTCCGGATGAACAATTGGACTGCGCCCGCCACCTGTCCGGCATGCCGAACCTTCTCGGCCACCCGCTCGGCAAAACTCATCACGGCATCGTGAACCTGACCCTTGTCGCGGATCGCTTCCCCGAAGGTTCGGGAGCAGCATGTCGTCTGGCGCGGCGCGGGCTGGTCCTCGAGCGCGTGACAGGCAATCCCGCGCAGCTCATGAACCGTTCTAAGGCCGACGATACCCATGCGCTGCCGCACCCAGCCGTCCTGGGCGCAAGCGAGGTCATGAGCCGTGTGGATGCCGCGCTCCTCTAGCATCGCGCTCCAGCGCCGCCCAATCCCCCAGACATCGCCCACGGTAGTCTTGCGCAGTGCCGCCTCCGTCCATTGCGGGTGATGGCTGAGATCAAGGACGCCGCCTGCCTTGGCTGATTTCTTCGCCAGACGATTGGCAACTTTAGCCAGGGTCTTGGTTGGCCCGACGCCGATCGATACCGGGATCCCGGTCCACTTGTGTGTGCGGCGCCTCAGGTCCCGACACCAGTCGGTGAGATCGGCGACCGCCATCCGGTCAAGGTCGAGGAAGCATTCGTCGATGCTGTAGATCTCATGGGCCGGCGCCTGCGAGCCCAGCACGCTCATCACGCGCTCCGAGATGTCCCCATAGAGCGCGTAGTTCGAGGAACGGACGATGACGCCATGCTCTTCGACCAGCTTGCGGATCTTGAACAGCGGCGCGCCCATCGGGATGCCCAGCGCCTTGGCCTCATTGGAGCGGGCGATCACGCAGCCATCGTTGTTGGACAAGACCACGACTGGCCGGTCCCGCAGGTCCGGCTGGAACAGCCGCTCACAGGATGCATAGAAGTTGTTGCAGTCGACCAGTGCGAAGGTGGGCATCAGCGTCCACAATGACGCCGAATGCTGTGGGTGACGACGCCCCAGATCTCACAGCCATCATCGCGGATGGGCAAGGTCGGGAAATTCGGGTTCTCTGCCGCCAGTTGCCACGCGCCGTTGACTCTCTGGAGCCGTTTGACGGTCAGTTCACCGTGCACAACGGCAATGACTATATCGTCGGGCTGCGGGGTGATTCCCCGGTCGATGACGAGCAGATCGCCATCGAAAATCCCGGCGCCGCGCATGGACTCCCCGGCCGCACGCACAAAGAAGGTCGCGGCCGGCCGCCGCACCAGATGCTCGTTGAGATCGAGCTTGCCCTCGATGTGGTCATCCGCCGGGCTTGGGAAGCCAGCCTCTACAGGCGAGCCGAACAACGGCAGTTCGAGCGGGGTGGGATGTTCGACGAAGCGCAGCACTTTTCAGGTTCCAGAACGAATGGAACATATAAAGAACATTGTTGCCGTGATTCGTCAACGAATGCGATCAGCCCTTGCGGTAAACCCGCCGCAGGGGTGGCGCTGTCCGCGCCCTATGCCCTTCAGTCGTTTGCCGGCTTCAGGATACGCTTGGCCGCCGCATTGCGGCGTGCGGCAATCCGGCCGAGCGCCACCTCGATCGGAAAAACGTCGAGCTCGTCAGGGTCGTATTCGTCTAGCCACTCGCTGATCTCGGCGTGATCCGGATGAGTTGGATCCGCCCTGGCTTCCAGCATCTCGTAAAAGCCGGGAATGCCTCCGCAATCTTCGGGCGGGCAATCTCTCTCGCCGCCAATGTAGCGGGGATAGGCTTTGCCGGGATCGCCGCGACGCACATCGCTGATAACGAGCTCGTGTTCCCAGTTGTCGCCGAAGTCGTAGGTGTAATCGATCGGCGTGATGCCCGGGCCAATGACGTCGCGCAGACGGGTTCGCGAGGCGGGCTTGCGCGGCGCTGTGCCCCAGTCTTCGTCCATGGGCAGGCCATAGGTCTGACCGCCGATGACGAACTGCCACAGGTGGTAGTCAAGCCAACCCATGCTGACCTGAACGATATCATGCAGGACCTTGAGGGTGATCGAGGTCGGAACTTCAACCTCGCGCCAGATCGGCGGGTCAGAGTCCTTGAGCGTGATGCGCAAGGTGGCGATCTCGGTGAAGCTATCGACGGCGCGGGCGTTGGTCATGCTGCCTGCGATAGCAAGCCAAGGTCGCTGCCGTCAGCAAAAAGCATCCTCGCCTTCGACGGAGAGGCACCCCATCAGGCGTTGATGCCAAAATGCCGCCGCTGCGCGCCCCATTCGTGGGGGAACGGCGCGGCCAACGTGGCGAGATCGATCCCGTCGCCCTGCCTGCCGTCAAGAATCGCATCGACGATGTCAGGAGCCAGCAGCGTCATGCGCAGGACCCGAGTCAGATAGCTCAGGCCAATCTTTTCCTTCTCGGCGAGGTCGGACACCGACGTGTAGGCTCCGGTTTCCAGCAGGCGTTTCCAACGAAAAGCCCGCGCCAGCGCCTTCACCACGGTGTTGTCGGTGCGGGAGCGCTGAAGCTCGGCACCAGCTGGCAGAACCATCTCCTTGCGACCGCCGCGTTTGGTGATCTGGAACGGAATGTGGATCGACAGTGTCTCGGGAATTGTCACGACCTTGTTCACGCTGCCTCCTCCAGTTCAGGCACCTGCAGTTCGCGGGCCAGCGCATCGAGCCCGTCAACCCTCAGCTTCAGTTCCAGTCCGGCGCTGCCAACGATGACCCGGTCGACCAGTAGCTGCACGATCCGGGCCTGCTCGGCCGGAAACAGTTCATCCCACATCGGGTCTAGATTGATCAGGGCCTCCCGCGCTTGAGCTTCGGTCATTGCGGGCGCGTGTTTGACGGCCTCCTTCCAGGCGCCGATGATGATTTCCGGCTGCCGCAAGACGGCGCGCAGCTGGTTGACGACCGCGCCTTCGATTTCGGCGGCAGGCACGCGCCCGACCGTTGTGGAGCCTGCTCCATAGCGGAGCAGCGTCTGGCTGACGTAGTAGCGGTAGAGCTTGCCGTTCTTGCAGGAGTGGGTTGGTGAAAACGCCCCGCCATCCGAACCCCAGAGCAGTCCCTTCAGCAACGCAGGCGTATTGGCGCGCGCACGGTTGGCCCGGGTCCGAGGGCTTTCCTTCGTGATGGCGCGAACGGCATCCCAGAGCTCCTGATCGATGATCGCATCATGTTCACCGGGATAGCTTTTGCCCTTGTGGACGGCCTCACCAATGTAGGCCTTGTTGGCGAGCAGGCGATACAGGTAGCCCTTGGTAATCGTCTTGCCTTGACGGGTCGTGATACCTCGCTCCCGCAATTCCCGCAGCAGAAGGGTGGCCGAGCCGACATCGCGGAACCGCTGGAAAATGTAGCGGACATTGGCCGCCGCCTTTTCATTCACCACCAGCTTTCGCGACCGGACATCATAGCCCAGCGGGGGGACACCGCCCATCCAGATCCCCTTGGCCCGGGAAGCGGCGAACTTGTCGCGGATGCGTTCAGCGGTCACCTCGCGCTCAAACTGGGCAAATGACAGCAGCACGTTCAGCGTAAGCCGACCCATGCTGGTGGTCGTATTGAACGACTGTGTGACGGACACGAATGTCACATCGTTCCGGTCGAACACCTCGACCAGCTTGGCAAAGTCCATCAAGGATCGCGAGAGGCGGTCGATCTTGTAGACCACCACCACGTCGACCAGCCCGTCCTCGATGTCCGAAAGCAGGCGCTTCAGTCCCGGGCGATCGAGGGTGCCACCCGAAATCCCGCCGTCGTCGTACTGGTCGCGGACCAGCACCCACCCTTCGGCGCGCTGGCTGGTGATGTAGGCCTCACAGGCCTCGCGCTGGGCATGCAGTGAGTTGAACTCCTGCTCGAGTCCTTCTTCCGAAGATTTGCGCGTGTAGACCGCGCAGCGCAGCTTGCGGACGACCGGCTTGTTCATGCTGCCCTCCGATGGTCCTTGAGGCCGAAAAATATCCAGCCGTTCCAGCGCGACCCGGTAATGGCGCGGGCGATTGCGGACAGTGACTGGTAGGGGCGCCCCTGCCACTCGAAACCGTCCTGGGTAACGGTCACCGTGTGCTCGACACCCTGCCACTCCCGGATCAGGCGGGTTCCGACGATCGGCTTCAGGTCAGCCCGAACGCGGCGGGTGGTAATGTTGCCGCCGTCGAGCTGTTCGCCCATCTGTTGCAGGCGCCTGACTGTTTCCTGCTTGAGACCGCCGTAGGCCAGCTCCTGGATGCGGTAGGCCAGTCGGCTTTCGAGGTATCGCCGGTTGAAGGCCGGCGGTTCCTCGCTGAACAGCTCGCGCCACTGCTTCTTCAGCTCGGCTACCGGGGCGGCCTTCATTGCGGCCAGGCGGGCTAGGACGGGATCGGGTTTCATTGTGCGTTGCTCCACTGAGTTGGAGGTGCACTACCGCTCTGTTCAGCCGCGAAGTGTAGCGGAAAGTCTCCATCTTCTTCAGATAGTTGACCGACATTTCGAAGGTGCAGGCGGGCGAGGCCAAGCCCGAGGATAGCGCACAGTTCGGTTCGCCGCTGGACGGGGGACATGTCGTTGGGCGGCAGCGGGTTGGGGCGTTTCACTTGTGGGTCTCCGTCTCTCGCCCGGCTGTGCCGAACGATGGTGCTGAGACGGAAAAGCCAGATGCCCAGGGGCAATGGGACACCGATGGAAACCGAGAGAACCGCAGTTGGAGAAAAAGTTCAGGCGCGACCCTAGGTCATTTTTGACTGGGGCACCTTATGCTCCTTATACGACTTAACGTTCGTCATAGTTACATACGTCCTGATTCAGGAGACACTCTCGCCTCTCCGGTAGAGGCAGTAATGACCGTAGCCCTGGGGTTAAATATGTCCCCTGGTCGACTCTTGTGCATTCGACTCAACGGGCCCATTTACCGGGCATGGAGATCGCGAATGGCTGACACGAATCAAGACGAAACAACGACCGAAAATGTAGCACCGGAGAAGAAGTCCCGGAAGTCCCCCGCCAGCCAGAAATGGGGCGCGAAAGTCATGGACAGTGGGTTTTGCATGCTGCCGTCTCTGTTGCTGCGAGCGCAGCGCCGTCTGCACCTGAACCCGACGCAATTGGCGGTGCTGATCCAGATCGTGGATCATTGGTGGGATGCTGGTCGCAAACCCTATCCGAGCAAGAAGGAATTGTCTCAGCGGCTCGGCATCGGCGAACGCCAGGTCCAGCGTTACCTGACGGACCTAGAGGACGAAGGCTTGATCAAGCGCATTCCGCGCTATGCAGATCACAAGGGCCGCATGTCGAACATGTACGATTTGCAGGGCTTGGTCGACAAACTCACCGAACTTGAACCGGATTTTCGCGAAGCCCGTAAGCAGGCGCGCCAGAGCCGACAAAAGGCTGCCAGCCTTGGATTCAAACGGCGCGGAGCGGAATCCGAGACTGACGAAGCCGCCTAACACCCGCTGACATCACACAATTTTCAAAATGCAGCCACGGGAAAGCACGCTTTTCCGAACCACCGAACTCGTCCTTTCAAAACCCCAAATGGAGTCCCCGACTATGAATGTTGACCGCTCTCATCCTTCCCTGACGCAGGCTGCCGGAAAGCCGCACACGAGTGCCTACCAGCTCAAGAAGATCCGGCGCCACTCCGCTGCTAACGATGGCGGCGATAATGCGCCTATCAGCAGTGGCGGCCTGACCGGTGGCGAACCTGAATGGCGCTGTACTGAGTGCGGCAAGCTCCTCGGTGTCGCCAACGGAAACCAGCTGCACATCCGCGTTCAGAAGCACCGCGAGTATCTCGTTGGGTTCCCGGTTACCGCGAACTGCCACGGTTGCGGCACCCTGAACAAGAAGTCCGCTTGCTAGCGTAGCGGCAGACTTACCCGAACATCCCCGAAACGAGAGGCGCTTGACGCCCTGATCTGGCCATGAGGAGGCGCTCGACGCCCGGCCGTCAGGCTGGCGTCAAATGCCCTCGTCGTGGCACGAATTTCACCAACACCTCGTTCAATCGTCTTCCACCCTCAATTTCCAGCGCGGTTTCGCCACGGTGCGTACCAGTCACCGCGGATTGACCGGTTTTGCGGATCCAGCGGCGTTGCTGGACCACCTGCATCGCGGCGTTGGCTCGCCCGATCAGAAGAACCTGCTCCTCGGCGATCTGATCCAGAGCGCCAAGGCCAATGATCGCGCGGGGGACTGCGCTCTTACGCTGATGCTTCTTGCGCTGTGGCCCGGGCTTGACGGCGTCTTCCGTCGGTCACGGGCCCGCCGCCTTGGACATACCGACGAGATCGCGTCTGAAATCCTGGCCCGCGCGACGACCGCGATCCGCGAACTTGATCTCGATCGCGTGAACTGGGTCGCGGCCACAATCCTCAAGAACGTCGAACGCGACGTGCTGCGAGCGCACAAACGCGAAACCGGCCGCCAGGCCGTCCAGGACGAGTTCGACACCGATCTACACGGGGGTGTTTTCGAGGTCGCGGACCCGGAGCTGGAACCCGGAAAGCTGCTTGCCGAACTGACCCGTCTGATCGGCGTGGACGCAGACCTCGTCCTGCGCGTCGTTATTGACGGCTACACCCAGGCCGAAGCTGGCCAGCAACTGGGCCTGTCGGAACCGGCCGCGCGCAAGCGGTTCCAGCGCGCACTGAAGCGCCTGCGCGACCATGCCGAACAAAAATCCTGAACCGGTTGTCCCGCTCGGTGCGCGTGGTTGGCTTTTCAAATTCGGACGCACCGAGCGTTCCTCCAAACACAGGAAGTCCCAGTTGATGAGCAATACGACTGCCATCCCGACTGAACCTCTGAAGCGGATCCCCGGCCTCTACCGTCGCTGGGAGTTGCCGGAAATCTTCGAGGTCCAGCGCCGGTATCACATCGAAGAAGCCGGCACCCATGCCGACGGCACGCCGCTGTTGGCCGTCTACTCCAGCGAGCCTGAGGTCGATGCCCAGGCCAGCGATTTCCCCGAATGAAAGGTCTCGCCATGTTGTTCCCGAACCCGATCGCGCGTCTGCGCAAAGCCCATTACGCTCTCGAAGACCTGCCCGATGCGGTTACGTTCCCCAAGCACCCGGCTCGCGAAAGCGGTGACCCGCTGCCGCTCGAAGATGCAACCGTCGATGATATCGCCTTCGCCATCGTCGCTGCCGACCAGGAAAGCATCGCTGCTTCCAACCGCGCCTCGGCCCTGAAGCGCCTTTACAAGATGGCCCGCGAAGCTGGCGCCATCGGTATCGACCCGGCCGTGAAGTCCGCGCTCAAGGGGAGTGCCAACTGATGGCGATCTCCCTTTCCTCCCTGCAGACGTCGAGCACGCTGCGCCCGCCCCGTATCCTCATGCACGGCGTGCATGGGGTCGGGAAGACCACCTTCGCAGCCGGAGCCGACGCCCCCGTCGTGATCATGACCGAGGATGGTCTCGGGATGTTGAAGGTCCCGCACTTCCCGCTCGCCACCAGCTACGCCGATGTAGTCGAGGCGCTCGATGCATTGCTCAACGAAGAGCACGCCTACAGCACTGTTGTCATCGATAGCGTGGACTGGCTGGAACCGCTGGTCTGGGCCGAGACCTGCCGCCGCAATGGCTGGGCCTCGATCGAAGCACCTGGCTTCGGCAAGGGTTATGCCGAGGCGCTTACCGTGTGGCGCGAATACCTCGATCGCCTGAATACCCTGCGTGATCGCCGCGGCATGGCCGTCGTCCAGATCGCCCACACCGACATCAAGCGGTTCGATAGCCCTGAACACGAGCCCTACGATCGCTACGTCATCAAGCTTCAAGCCAGGGCCGCAGCCCTGCTGCAGGAGCACTGCGATGTCGTGCTTTTTGCCAACTACCGCATGTCCATCGCGAAGGCCGACGTTGGCTTTAACAAGAAGGTAGCCCGGGCACTCGGCTCCGGTGAGCGCGTCCTGCACACCGCCGAGCGTCCGGCCTTCCTCGCCAAGAACCGCTACGGCCTGCCCGACACGCTTCCGCTCGATTGGAAAGCCTTCGTCGCGGCCATGCCTCAGCCCGAACAGTCCTGATCCGGAGTATTTTCCATGGCACGTTTTGATACCGCCTTCGATGCGACCGGCATCGAACCCACCACCGGCTACGACGTTCTTCCCGCCGGCAAATACCGCGCCCAGATCGTCGAGAGCGAGATGCGCGTCACCCGCAACGGCATGGGCCAGTTCCTCTGGTTGATGCTCGACATCATCGAGGGCCAGTACCAGGGCCGTAAGCTGTTCGACCAGCTGAACCTCGTGAACTCGAACCCGCAGACGGTCGAGATTGCGCAGCGCACGCTGTCGGCCATCTGCCACGCAACCGGCAAGCTGCAGGTCAACGACAGTGTCGATCTGCACCTGGTTCCGATGACAATCCAGGTCGGGGTGAAGCCGCCCAAGGACGGCTATTCGGAGAAAAACACCATCCGTTACCTCGTCCCGGAAAAGGCTCCCGTAGCACCGGCCTATCAGGCAGCACCCGCGGCCTCGCAGACTCCGGCCGCTCCGGCTGCGGCCCCCTGGAACCGTAACGTCTGACCCCTGCAGGCCGCTGCGGGAAATCGCGGCGGCCTCAGCCAGAGAAGAGACCAACCATGACTGAACCGCTCAACGCGGCCCCTGCGGCCGCGAACGCCCCCGGCTTGCCTGATAAACAGCGCCGCCTGATCGAGCTGGATGACGCGATCGCCAAGATCCGCACCCAGATCGCAACGGCCGATTTGACCCGCCAGACGCAAGGAAAACCGATCGACCCGGTATGGTTCAACCGCGCCCGTACCGCGCAGCGCCACCTCTACCGCGAGCGGGCTGAACTGCTTGCCGATGGCAGCGGCTGGCACCGCCGCAACAAGATGAAGGACGCGCTGATCGACATCCTGCGCGCCCGCCATGATCCCGACGTGTGGGCCGAACTGCTCGCCGCAGCCCGTGCCCGCAGCGAAGCGGAGGGTTTGTGATGGCAGAGCTTCCCGCCGCACCGACACCCACTCTGACGGCGATCTATGCCGCATACGAAAACCGCCAGGGTGACGGCTTTCGAGAACATCTCGGCGCATCGCTGGTCGGTAAATCCTGCGGCCGCGCGCTGTGGTTCGATTTCCGCTGGGTCACGCCTTCGCGCTTTTCTGGCCGCATGCTTCGCCTGTTCGAGACCGGGCAGCGCGAAGAGGACCGTATCGTCGCGAACCTGCGTTCTACCGGTGCCACGGTGCTGGAGGTCGATCCCGAAACCGGCCGCCAGTTCCGCGTCGAGGCCCATGGCGGACACTTCGGTGGCTCGCTTGATGGCGTCGCCCTTGGCCTGCTGGAAGCGCCGAAGACCTGGCACGTGGTCGAGTTCAAGACCCACTCGGTCAAGAGCTTCGCAGATCTCGTCGCCAAGGGCGTTGTGAAATCGAAACCGCAGCACGCGGCCCAGATGCAGATCTACATGCACCTGACCGGGCTGACCCGCGCCATGTACGTCGCGGTCTGCAAGGACACCGACGCGCTGCACATCGAGCGGATCGAGGCCGATCCTGAAGCTGCAACCCGGCTGCTCGACAAGGCCAAACGCACCATCGATGCCCAGCATCCTCCGGCCCGGATCAGCGATGATCCGACCTGGTTCGAGTGCCGCATGTGCTCGCACCATGCGGCCTGCCACGCTGGTGAGGCAGCGGCCGTAAACTGCCGGACCTGTCTGCATTCCACGCCCGTCGAGGGCGGTTGGCACTGCGCCCGTCATGACCGCAGGCTCGATGCCCAGGACCAGCGCCGCGCCTGCGCCCGCCATCTCTTTATCCCTGATCTCGTCCCCGGAACCGTCACTGACGCCGGCGAGGATTTCGTCGCCTACCGAATGGCCGACGGCTCCGACTGGCTGAACGACGCCCGCCAGAAGGAGGCCGCAAATGCTTAAGCTCCGCCCCTATCAGCAGTCGGCGATCGCCGCGATCTACAGCTATTTCGAAGACAAGAACGGCAACCCCCTGGTGGTCATCCCGACCGCTGGCGGCAAAAGTCTGGTCATGGCCTCGTTCATCGATGGGGTGCTCAAGGCCTGGCCCGACCAGCGCATTCTGGTCGTGACCCATGTCCGCGAGCTCATCGCCCAGAACCATGCCGAGATGCTGGGACTGTGGCCGCAAGCCCCTGCCGGTATATACTCGGCCGGCCTCGGTCGCCGCGATGCCGAAGCGCGCATCTTGTTTGCCGGTATCCAGTCGATCCACCGCCGGCCTGCGGAAATCGGCCACTGCGATCTCATCCTGATCGATGAAGCCCACCTGATCCCGGGCAAGGCCAGCACGATGTACCGTAAATTCCTTGATGCGATGAAGCGGATCAATCCGAAGCTGAAGGTGATCGGGCTGACGGCAACACCCTATCGCCTGGACTCCGGCATGCTTCACGAAGGTGAGAACGCGCTTTTCAGCGACATCGCTTACGAGGTGTCCGTCCGGGACCTCATCACGGCAGGCTACCTCAGCCCGCTGATGTCCAAACAGCCGAAGACCAAGCTTGATGTGACCGGTGTCGGTTCGCGTGGGGGCGAGTTCATCGCTCGTGATCTGGAAAAAGCCGTCGACCAGGACGCCATCACCAAGGCCGCAGTCGGTGAGATCATCGCCTATGGCAAGGACCGGAAGTCTTGGCTCGCTTTCTGCTCGGGCGTCAGTCATGCAACCCACGTTGCCGAAGAATTCCGCCGCTGCGGGATCAGCTGTGCCACCATCTTCGGCGATACCCCCAAGGATGAACGCGACCGCATCATCGCCGAGTTCAAGGCTGGCAAGATCCGCGCGCTGGCCTCGATGGGCGTGCTGACCACCGGCTTCAACGCCCCGGCCGTGGACCTGATCGCTATGCTGCGCCCGACCAAGTCGGCCGGGCTTTACGTCCAGATGGCTGGGCGCGGCACGCGGCTGGCGCAAGGCAAGGACAATTGCCTCGTCCTGGACTTCGCCGGAAACGTGAAACGTCACGGTCCGATCGATCTCGTGAAGCCGAAGCGGCCGGGTTCGGGCGACGGTGATGCGCCGGTCAAGGTCTGCCCCGAGTGCGAGAGCATCGTTGCTGCCGCAGCTCTGGAATGTCCGGATTGCGGATACATTTTTCCGGCCCGCAAGGTGAAACTGGCACCCACCGCATCGACACTGGCCGTGCTGTCGTCAGGCAAGCCCAAGCGTCCGGAATGGCTGCAGGTCTCCAACGTCACCTACCAGCGCCATGAAAAGCCGGGTGGCCGCCCTTCGCTCAAGGTCACCTATCAGTGTGGCCTTGGCTGGCACCACGAGTGGATCTGTCTCGAGCACACCGGCTACCCCCGCACCAAGGCCGAGGCATGGTGGCGTGAACGCGCGCCGGGCATTCCTGTGCCGCGCTCGGTCTACGCGGCTCTGCAGCTGGTCCATCGTCTGCGCCGCCCCAGCCACATCGCTGTGCGCCCGTCAGGCAACTACACCGAAATCACCAAGGCAAGGTTCGACACATGCCATACGCCAACCCAGGGCTCTGCTCCGTCTGCCACCGCGAACCCCGTGGTTTCGGCTGGTTCGTCCCGCACTACCGGGTTTCCGATCCCCGCCGGGACGAAAGCCGGAAATATCTTTGCAGCCGTATCTGCCAGGAACTCTGTCACCGGAGGCAGGGCATGATCAACACCAGCCGCAATGAACAGGCCGCAATGGTCAAAGGCGGCCAGGCAGGCGGCCGCTTCCTTGAGAAGATCGGCAAGACCGACCTTGCAACCCTTAGTGATGCCGAGTGGGCAGGCTTCGTCGAGCATCTGATTACGGGCTACTGTGATCATCTGCGCGAGCTCGCAGCTGACATGTCGGAGTGCCCCTTCTGATGAGCACATCCTTCATGGCGCGCCATGGCTCGCGCCTTCTGGCCAACGGCTTTACTATCCTGCCCATCGCGCCCGGCGGCAAAAAGCCGGGCCGATACCAGCGCGGTGTGTGGGTCGATTACCCCGAATGGAACCGTCATGCGGAGCGGCCGACCACTGAGGTCGAGGTTGCGACATGGTCGGGCTGGCCCGACTGTGGCATCGGTATTGTCGGCGGCGGCGTTGCGGCCATCGATATCGACATCCTGTCGGACCCGGACCTTGCGCTGCAGATCGAGCAGCTGGCACGCACCAGGTTCGGCGACACGCCGGCACTGCGGATCGGGCGGGCCCCCAAGCGCCTGCTCGTCTATCGCACCCGTGCGCCGTTCCGGGGCATTCGTCGGGCACCGCTTGAAGTCTTGTGCCTCGGCCAGCAGTTCGTCGCCTACGCCAACCATCCCGATACCGGTCAGCCCTACGCATGGCCAGAAGAAGGTCTGGCCGAGCTCGACCTGGAAAGCCTGCCGGTTATCGATGCGGACATGGCTGCGGCTTTTATGGAAGAGGCCCTAGAGCTGGTCCCCCCAGAATTGCGCCCGGCAAGTCTGGCCACACTCACGGTTGCGGGCGCTTCCGTCTCTGGCCACGCCCAGATTGGAACGATCGAGGCTGTTCGTTCAGCGCTGATCCACATCCCCAACACGGATCTCGACTATGACAGTTGGGTCCGGATCGGGATGGCCATCAAGGGCAGCCTCGGGGAAGCCGGCAAGGAAGTCTTCTCAGACTGGTCTGATCAGGCGTCAAAGAACGACCCGGCCATCACTGAGAAGGCCTGGGGCAGTTTCCGTCCCGAACGCATCGGCGCAGGAACGATCTACCATCTGGCGATGGAGCGCGGCTGGAAACCCGATCCAGGCATGGTGCTCGACGGAAGCCAACCAATCGATGAGTGCCATCCTGCCTCTGGCCTGCTGGCCCGGCTCGACGTGACGGCAGATGCCGAAGCAGTGACTGCGCCCGCCAGCTTCAACCTCACGATCCCCGGCGGGTTGGTCGGCAAGCTGACCGATTACATGCTGTCTACCGCTCGCCGGCCTCAGCCGCTGTTGTCGCTTGGCGCCAGTCTCTGCGCGATCGGGGCGCTGATGGGGCGCCTCTACCGCACCGAGAGCAACCTGCGCTCCAATCTCTATGTCGTCGGCATCGCGGACAGCGGATCGGGCAAGAACCACTCGCGCGAGATCATCAACGAGGTGCTGTTCGAGGCTGGCCTCGCGAACCACCTGGGCGGCAACAAGATCGCGTCTGGTGCCGGGCTGCTGACGGCCCTGCATCGCCAGCCTGCAATCCTGTTCCAGATCGACGAGTTCGGCATGTTCCTGTCGGCTGCCGCAGATCGCAAACGCAGTCCGCGCCATATCACCGAGATCCTCGACAACATGACCGAGCTTTACACCTCGGCTGGGGGGATCTTCCTGGGCGCGGAATACGCCAATCGCGATGGCACGAACGAGCGGCGCGACATCGTCCAGCCCTGCCTGTGCGTTTACGGCACGACGACCCCGCTGCATTTCTGGGGCGCGCTGCAAGGGGCCAACGTGGTGGACGGATCGCTTGCCCGCTTCCTGATCCTGCCCAGTGATGAAGACTATCCCGATGAGAACGTTGCTGTCGGGCTTCGCACCCCGCCACAGGATCTGATCGCAGGGCTCCAGCTGCTCGCTTCCGGTCCGGGGCAGCAGCGTGGCAATCTGGCGGGCGCAACCTCTGGCCCGCAGACCGCAGTCGTGCTGACCACCGTGCCGATGACCGACGAGGCACGCGCGCGGTTCAAGGCACTGAGCGGGGAGCTTACCGGCGAATTGCGGGCGGCTGCGGGAACGGCCTTTACCGCCATCTTGGCCCGTATTGGCGAAATCGCGCTGAAGCTGGCGCTGATCGTTGCCGTTGGCCACGATCCTGCCGCGCCGATTATCACGATCGACGATGCGGACTGGGCCATCGCCTTTGTGCGGCACTTTGCCAAGCGGGCAATGGAGGCCGTCGAACGCCATGTCGCTGACACCGAGACTGAGGCCCATCTGAAGCGGCTGCGTGAGGTAATCAGGACTGCCGGCGCCAAGGGGATCACCAAGTCCGAGCTGACGCGCGGAACGCAGTGGCTCAAGTCGAGGGACCGCGACGACATCATCCAGACCCTGATCGAAAGCGGTGATGTGACCACCAGCATGCGTGGGTCAGTAACCCGCCAAGCCATGGTCTACCGGTTGGCTCGCTAGATGGAGGATGTCGAACCGCCAACGCCTCCGGGCAGCTGCACGTGGCATATGCCTCGGCTGGCTAATGCTTCAGCGGGCCGAATGCTTCAAAATGAAGAATTCACCCCTCCAACCCCATGAAGAAGCTTGAGAAAATCGAAATCCGGAGATGTTTCAATCTTTCAAGGGGTGCCCTGTATATACCCTCGCGTACGCGCGCGTTTAAGAGTTAGAGAGGTACCCCCTAGAAAGATTGAATAATTGAAAGATTATAAATTACCTAGGATTCCCGGGGGTTTGAGCCGTCAAATGTTTCAATCGGCCCCCTTGAAGCTTTAGAGAGATCTCGGACGGCGCCCCCCGTCCGGATGACGACCAGACCAGACCCACTTCGGGTCCGGGCGAGCTGCCAGCCTTCACCGGCCCATTGCCTCGCCCCGACCACCCCACACGAAGAGGAGGTCGTCATGACCCTGCCAGAATTGCAGGCCGCAGCCTGTCCCGATAGTTCCCAAGTCCGGCCGAGTGGCACAATCACTCGTGGTGCCGTTCTTGCCCTCGATCTCGGCACCAGCACCGGCTGGGCGCTCCAGTCTCCTGATGGCCAAATCACGACCGGCACGGTGTCGCTGAAGCACACCCGCTATGACGGTGGCGGCATGCGCTACCTGCGCTTCCGGCGTTGGCTCGAGCAGCTCGACATCGATGCCGGTCCGATCGAGGCAATCTACTTCGAAGAAGTCCGCCGTCACGCAGGAACCGACGCGGCCCATGTCTATGGCGGCCTGCTGGGGATGCTGACCGCTTGGTGCGAAGAGCATCTGGTCGCCTACCAGGGCGTGCCTGTCGGCACGATCAAGCGGTTCATCGCCGGCAAGGGCAATGCAGGCAAGGCGGCTGTCATCGCGGCCGTCCAGGGCAAAGGCTTTGCGCCCGCCGATGACAATGAGGCTGACGCCATCGCGATCCTGCTCTGGGCTATCGAGACCCGTGGAGGTGTCCGGTGA